GGAGCCGTAGCGGTCTCGAGAACCTGCGCCGTGCAGAGCGCTCACGTTCAGGACTTTCGCGACTTCTTCGTGGAAGCGCGCGGCGCTCCGAGGATCTCGTTCCAGATCGCCTGGTCGCACTCGACGTCGGCGACCACCGCGAGCACGTGGATGCGCACGCGTCCGCAGAACTTGAGCTCCGTCTTTTCGTCCTTGCCCTCGAGCGCTAGCGCACCGATGCCGCGGTTCGCGTCCCATCGGCGGACGTTGTGGCAGTCCGCCAGGACTGCGTAGTCGCCCTCGCGGGTCAGGCGCCCGGCGAACACCCATCCTCGCTCGGCAATCACCACGTAAATCGTCGCGTCGCTCATCTCGACCCCTTTATGGTTGGAATGGAACTGAACTTCAGGTCGTCGGGGCGCCCGGAATCGAACCGGGACAACGCTGCACGGCCACGTGCTACGCCTCGTAGATCACCGGGCGGATCGTCCGGTGACTGTTTCTTCCGCTGTCTGAGGACAGCTGATCTGGTTCGTTCGTCCTTGGTGCACCTCCTGGTTGGTTGCGATCGAGAAGGTGCGGCGCCAGTGACTGCGGGGGAGCGAGTCCACGGCCTGGTGAAGTCCGTGGCTCATCATCAGCGGCGCCGCGAAACGTTCAGCGCCGGCGGACTCGGCGCGCGGCCGCCTTCACCGGGCGGCGCTTCCTGCTGGTGTGGACCGCCTCGGCCTTAGCTTCGGCCGACCAGCCGTCGGGAGCCTGGATGTATGGGTCGCTCGTCTTGGTGTACGTCGCGAGCAGGCCATCGATTACGTTCGACATGACCAAGGCGCGCACCATCGCCTCCCAATCGACATAGGTCCGCATACGGAGCTTGATGGTGCCGAACGACGAGACGAGCTCGCCGGAGCAGGCCTGCACGGAGACGAACACGATGTCGCGTGCCTCTTCGGCGTCGAGCGTCGCGAGCGTCTTGCGGATGTGCGCTTTCTTCCAGCGACCGACGGTGCGGTTCTCGGTGGCTGTCGCGAGGATCTGCACGGGCAGCTTCTTTTCTGGCTCGGTCACTTGCGTCGTCCCTTCACGAGCTCATGCGACTCGCGCTTGACCTTCGTTTCCACCAGTTCATAGACGCCGACCGTCTGTCCGTCGTCGATGGCTTCGATGTCGTCAGGCGTGTTGAAGAACGACAGCAGGTACTGGCCATCGCCATCGCCATCGCTCGCATCGTCCAGGATGACGAGCACTGTCTTCGGTAGCTTCTTGCTCACGGTGTTCCTTTCGCGCGCCAGCGGTCGCGCCGCTGCGCTTGGGTGATGTCGGCGCGCAGATCGCGGTGTAGTCTCGCGACAGGAATCAGCGGCCGCGGGCCCTCAGGCGTTGGAAGGCGCGCGGCTGGGCCCGCGGCGGCTGATGCGGTGGCGGCGCGCATCTGAAGCAGCGCGCTGAGGAACAGCGGCGTGCATACGCCAAGCATATAGACGGCGGCGAAGAGGACGGTCACGGCTTCCCCAGCTTCAGCGAGAGCTCGTGCGCCCGCCGTTGGTCAGCCGCGGATGCGACGGCATCAAGCATCGCGTCGCCGACACGCAGCATGAGGGCGCACGCCTCGGCGTTGGGGTGGCCGGTCGCGGCCAGGGCGCGGAGTTGATGGCCGAGTACCGTCGCGTCGCCGATATCGAGCGGCACGTTGATCACGGCTTGACCTCGCGACAGATGGTCGAGTGGCAGCGCGGGCAGTTGGCCAGGAGGATGGTCTGCGGTGAGCCGGGCTCGTCGTTGTAGGTCGGCATCGAGCCGATCTGCTCGAACGAGGCCCACAGCGCGTCGTCGGTCTTGGACGCCTCGTGGGAGGCGGTGCAGTCGTCGCGCATCTAGCGCTCCTTCCGACCGGCCGCGAGTGCCGACAGCTGGCGCGACATGACCTCGAGACGGGTGGGGCGCTGCCGATGGAACTGCACCGGCTCGTGCTCGTTGTCGCGGTCGAGGCGGCGCTCGAGCTCGCCCGACCAGTCGTCCTCGCCCGGGAACCCGCGGTGTGTCACGCGAGCACCAGCCACGAGAGAACTTGCGCCGCGATGCCGATGACCACCGCGATGATGACGAGCCCGGCGGCGAGGTCCACCAGGTCGATGCGTCGGAGGTTCACGGCTGCACGCTCCGGCCAAGCGCGACCTGGAGGTGGTCGTGGAACGTCGACTTCGGCATGTCGAGCGCGCGAGCCGCGGCGCGGACCGTCCGGTAGCGCTCCCACGCCTCGACGATGGAGGCCATGTGGATATGCTCAAGCGCGGGCAGGAGCTTGAGCGAACGGCGGTTGCGGCTGACGACCGCACCGGTGGCAGGGTCCCGCATCTACGCGGCCTCCTCAACGACCGGTCGCACCCGCTCCCAGTGCCAGTCGAACGCCGCGCCGTTCTCACCGTCGAGGCACACACGGCACCACGAGCTGGTGACCAGCTTCACCCTGCCGAACTTGTAGGTGTTGAGGCCGACCTCGACCAGTACCCGGCTTCCAACTTCGATTCCCCGCATTCAGTATCAGTACATGAGACGACCGAGACCGGTCAAGCGGTTTCGTCTCATTCGGTGAGACTGGCGAGATCGCTCAGCTAAGCTGAGGTGATCTGCTCGGTCTTCCACGCAGCAAGGTGCGGTCGTATCGCGCCAGCAGCTCCTGGGCGTCGACCACTTCGCGCATGCCCGACAGGACCTCTCGGAACTTGTCAGGGCTCGCCGTGGAGAGCCGCTCGGCCAACTTCACCCACTCGGCCTTCACGTCATCGCCGAGTACTTCGCCTGTTGCCTGCACGTCGGTCATTGGTATCGCCTCTGGCTACGCCGGTTGACCTTCCAGACGTAACACAGCCCTATGATGCTCGACGACGAACGTGGGATTTCGCGCCGCTCCGGAATGCCGGACCGGTGGAACCCCGGTGGCTACCGAGGACGGAACATCGTCCGCATTGCGCTGTCGATCGTCTTCGTCGCCCCGACGATCGCGCGCAGCGCGGTGAGCATCTCGTTGAACCGATCGGGGTCAAGCTTCGCGAGATCGTCGCCGAGCTCCGTCCATTCCTCGATTGCGCGCGCGATCTCCGAAGAGCGAATGCCTCGAGCATTCTCCTGCTTGACCACCCATTCTTCGAACTTGCGGAGCGTCGCGAGGCTCGCCTCGCCGTTGCGCAAGCGGAATGCGGTGGCTCGGCCGAACCCTGCTGCGATTACGGCGTCGATGAAGTCGGTACCGCTGTTGAGCCGCTCGAACCTGCGCGTGACGCGGTCAACATCTGCCTTAGCCGGCGCATTCGGCCTCGAGATCGGCTGCTTTTCCATCGGTTCCCCGACGGTAACGGCGTAGACGGTCTCACCGACCCCAACGTTGGCTTGCACCGAGTCTCAAAGCGTGAGACTTATTCTCCGTGAAGTCCACACCAAATCGCATCAAGGCGCGACGCCAGGAACTCGGGCTCACCCTGCGACAACTCGCAAGTCGGCTCGGCACCACGAAGGATCGCGTGCATCGCATCGAGACCGGGGCGACTTCGCTCCGGATCGATGACCTCGCCGCGTGGGCCAAGGCTCTGAAGACTACGCCGGCCGAGTTGCTCCCGTGATGCTTGAGCTACGACTTGGCGCGCAGTATGTAGCAGCGCTCGGTGAGGATCTTGGCGTCAGCGCTCGAGCGCAGCGCTTCGATCCAGCGATCGCACGCATCCAGGCTCGTCGCGCATACGCGCACGTATCCACCGGTCAGCACCGACGATGTGTCGATGCAAGCCGTAGCCGTGCGCAGCGAGCACTCGCTGAGGGCGTCGAGGTTTCCAGCGAAGAGCTTCGTCGCGTAGCGCACTCGAGCATGGTTGCAGGCGACCAGCGAGTCATCGCAGCTGCCGTCACCACCGTCGACGACGCGATCGAAGCACCATGGCGGGGACTCGGTAATCCTGACTTCCGGCCCAGCCACTGGCCGATCCTGGCGCGGCAACATTCCGTAGTCGGTCGGAACCGTCTGCGCCGAACCAGGTGCGCCAGGCTGGTAGACGGGCGGCGGCCGATACGGAGATGGGCCGGGCGGCGGCCCTTGCGGCTGCTGGGGCTGCCCCGTCTCGCAGTGCGTCTGCACGCCACCGAACATCGGCGCGCTGTAGCAGCGTGTCTCCCCGGGAGCCAACGGCCGATGTGGGCACCCGGCCAGCAACACCACGATCACGATGGCTCGCATCGCCCCATCGTAACCGATCGCGACCTCAAGCCCGACAACATGGAGGCGCACCCATGAGGTGTGTCATCGCGCCGATCGATCTCACGCCCGGCGCCGTGTGGGCGCGGCACACCGCGAGCGGCGACCGCCGTTACCACACCCTCGTTCGCGTCGAGCCCGACAGCATGTCGACGCCCTGCAATGGGCGTTTCTCGATGCGGGACTTCGAGCACGGTGACGCCTTCATCGAGGTGAACAAGACGCCGCCGGCGGCGGAGTGCTGCGGGATGTGCCTCGCTGCGGTCGCGCCGATCGCCAGCGCGCGCGAGCTCGCCGCGGCGCTCAACGTCGGTAGGAGGCCGTCGTCATGACCACGATCGGCACGATTGAGACGATCCTTAGGATGTCGGAAATCCTCACGTCCCAGCAGGTGAACCTGCACTCGCACGATGGAACACGTGTCCATCGCGACCCGCACCATGATCAGATCTTCTTCCTGATCAGCACGGTGCCGCATCTCCAGCGCGTGACGATCGGCGGCATGGATATCAACCTGCGGCAACGGGCCGAGCTCGTCGACTTCGTGCTCAGCAACGTAGCCGACGCTGCCGCCACACTTCGCGGCCGGGTGTTTCGCGAGCTCCTGTTCGGCTGGAAAGAGCGCCCGCTGCACCTCCTGGAGCATGACAAGCCTACCAGCGACGCCGAGACCATCACGCTCGCCGAGCGCCTCGGCGAGGCCCTGACCGCGATCGCGCGCGGTGACCTTGCCGAGCGCATCGGCACGCAGCTGCTGGAGCGCTTCCAGCGAGGCCTATGATGCTGACCCGCAAGACACCGCTCCGCCGCAAGGCGTGGCTCCGCCCCCGATCGCGCACGTCGAAGTACCGGCGCCGCGAGCGCGATGTCCCGTTCATGAAGTGGGTCAAGCGCCAGCCGTGCGCGGTGCGCGCCGACCCTCCAGACCCGGACCGCATGACGCCGTGCACGGGCCGCGTCGAGGCCGACCACCTGGGCGAGCGCGGGCTCGGCCAGAAGGCCTCCGACGACACGTGCGCGCCCCTGTGCTCGCAGCACCACCGCGAGCGCACCGATCACGCCGGCGCGTTCTTCAACCTCACGCGCGACCAGCTGCGGCTGTGGCGGGCGCGGGCTCTGCACCGGACCACCGTCGCGTGGGCGATGCGTTCACAGGGAGAGCGCGATGCCGCGCATGTCCGTTGACTCGAGCATCCGCCACGACTCGCGCGTGCTGCGCCTGGGCAAGCTCTGCGGCTGGTCGCGGCGCGAGACCGTGGGCGCGCTGCTGGACGTCTGGGCCATCTGCTACGAGGCCGTGACCGTCGTGATCGCGCAGGACGAGATCGACACGGTGGCCGAGCTCGATGGCTTCACCGAGCACATGATCACGTGCGGCTTCGCGTCTCGGGAACGAGGGTCGATCATCATCTCTGGTGCACGCGAGCGCATCGAATACCTCATGTCGGCTCGCGAGCGCGGCCGCAACGGAGGACTCAAGAGCGGGGAAGTCCGCAGGAATCAGCACGAAGCCCCCGCTTCGCCAAAATCGAAGCCCCCGCTTCGCCGAAAGCGCCCGCCAAGCGAAGCGGACCCTTCCGGCAAATCGAACCCTGTTGCTGTTGCTGTTGCTGTTGCTGTTGCTGTTGCTCCGGATCTTGCTGTTGCTACCCCAGATCAGAAACCAGACGCTCTCGCTGCGCGCGCGCCCGCGATCCCACCGCCACCGGCGCTGGAACAGCCACAGCGCTTGAGCCTCAACCACCGCACGTGGGACCGTCTCAACGCGACGCGCAAGTCGCTCGCGATCGAGCTCGGCCTGCCGTCGCCGTTGCATCTCGCGGAGCAGGACATCGACCGCCGCGAGCTGGCGAGCCGGATCTCCGAGTCGCCGAACCCCGAGCGCGAGATCGAGCACGTGCTCGAGATGGCCGAGCTCGAAGCACGCACGACGAAGAGCCTGCAGTTCCTCAGCGGTTCGCTGTTCTCCGAACGGGTGTGGCGGAGAAAGCTCGCGCAGAGCAGCGACGACGCGGCGCGGCCGCGCGCGGGGCCGCCCGGCGTTCGCGACGTGACCATCGGGCGCGTAGCGCCTGCCACCCGTGAAGTCTACGACCAGTTTCCCGACGACGACGTGCCCATATGAGCCAAGACAACGACGACAACGACGACGAACCAAAGCCGATCGGCGAAGCAGTCGCACTCGCGCCAGTCGTGAGCATTCTGACCGGGTCCTCGACGTGGACCGAAGAGCAGTGGGAAGCCCACGAGGAGCGAATCCGAGCCCAACGCGAAGGCCAGGACAAGCTCGAGCGAAGGGCCCAGCACGATGCTCGACTCGAGCGCTATGCGAGCAACGGCTTTCCACGCCGGGCGCTCTCCGCGTGCGAGCATATCGACGCCGAGAACCCGCTCGTGCGCCGCTGCGCGCGCTGGGACATCGCGAAGCACAACGTGCTCGTGCTATCGGGCGACAAGGGATGCGGCAAGACGGTCGCGGCGACGTGGTGGGCGCTCCAGCAGCGCATTCCGCCGCTGTTCAAGCGCGCCGCGATGCTCGCTGCGGAGTCGCGCTACGACCGCGAGGAGCGCAACGCTGTGCACGGCGCGCCCGGGCTCGTGCTCGACGACCTCGCCGTGGAATACCTCGACTCCAAGGGCTCGTTCCTCGCGGATCTCGATGTGCTGTTCGACGTGTACTACGGCGACCAGCGACCGCTGTTGATCACGACGAACCTGACCATCGACCAGTTCAAGAAGCGTTACGATTCTCGGATCGCAGACCGCATCCGCGAGTGTGGCTCGTGGTTCGCAAGTAAGGGAACATCGCTTCGGAGGGGAACATGACCTCGCAAGACGCTCGTGGTGTGCTGTCGTTGCTGCTGGCCAGCTATCCCGACGCCAGGGTGTGCAAGGGCACGGTCGTCATCTTCGAGACCATGCTGCGCGACCTCCCTGTGGATGCTGTTCGAGCTGCCGTGGCGAAGCTCGTGGTCACAACGAGTGAGTGGCCAACGATCGCCGGCATTCGCGCGCTTTGCCTGACGCCTGGATCCGACCAGGCTGGCGCGCGCCCAGGGCTGCACGAGCAGGTCGAGGCGCGCGGCGAGCCTGACGCGTGGGACTGGACTACCGCGGGTGAGCTGATCGCGTGGCACAGCGCTAGGGGCGAGCCATGACGATCCGAACCTCAGCGACCATCGGCGGCAAGATCTCGAACCGTGTCGTGATCCGCCGGCGTCCGATCTACGTCTGCCCCGACTGCGGCGGCGCGGGCTGGACGCGGCCCAAGGGCGCCACCTGCGCGACGTGCGACGGGGCGGGGACCCTCAACCGCAAGCCGCGATCATCTCGCGCGGCCGCGGCGCTCAAGCGGGTCGTCAACGTCCGGGTCGGCGTGCTCCTGACCCGCGACGAGCTCGAGGCCATCGACCATGCCGCCAGGCTCGCGCAGATGACACGGGCGCAGTTCCTCCGCCAGGCGGCGCGGAACCTCGTCTCGCGCGTCACGCCTGAAAACAGGACCGCTGCACGCCCATGACGATCGCGAGGTCCTCCGGCGGTCCGAGCCGCCGGTCGCCGGCCATCTCGAGCGAGCACAGCCAGAAGCACGTCAGGACGTCCTGCATGTCGCGGTCGGGCTTCGGTCGCTGGGCGCGGCGCCGGCGCCTGGGCTTCGCCATGCTACCTCCACCGGACAACCAGACCCTTGGGGTCCTCGTTGGCGTGCAGGCCGTCGTGGTCGCGCGGCAGCTGACAGGACGTGGCTGGCCCCACCCCCAGGTCGCCGCACTGCGCGCGCGACAGGGCCTCGCGCAGGCGAGCGTTCTCGCGGCGCAACTGCTCGGTCTGCCACTGCTCGTGGATCAGCATGCTCACGAGCTCGAGCACCGGTGTCTCGGCAAGTTCGGACCGTCGGGACATCGTCCATTCCTCCAGGTTGGACGGGGCCATGGTAGCAGGCCTCACATGCAACTCAGGTGCGTTTGTTCGTGAGGCGGGTCGATGGCTCGGTGCAGCCAGGGCAGGGGAACATCTTCGTGAAGTGCCCGCGTCGACTATTGAACTGGTCGATCTCGATCACGCCGGATCCATCGCAGGTCTGGCAGCCGTCAGTCGTCTCGACCTCGAGCTCGTAGCGCGCGGCGAGCTCCTGGTCGAGCGCGGAGCGCGCCACGAGCGGAAGCTCGAGCTGCTCCTGGTCGTCGTCAGGGGAGCGCACGGAGAACCTTGGTCCGGTGCTCCATCTTGGGCCAGTTCGCAGTGTGGCGGTCCCAGACCGAGCCGTCGGTGCGCACGCAGGCCGGCCGCCTGCCGTTCGGACCGCAGACCTGGGCGACGTCCAGGAGGTGGTACTGCGGCATGGCCGGGTCCCACTCCGCGCACCGGTTGACCGCGACCACGATGCCCACGTGGCCGATGAACGGTTGTGGGTGGCCGGGCAGGTGGATCGTGGGGTAGGCCAGCAGGTCTCCGGGCATCGGCCGGTCGGCGATCGCGAACAGCTCGCGGCGGTGCTCGGCGTCCTCGATCGCGCTGTTGCTATTGAGATCGTCCTCGACGCTCGCCCAGTCCCCGTGGTTGAACCCCGGGCGATGCCGGCGCAGCTTGTAGCACCAGCTGATCGCGAACCCGGCGCAGTCACACCCGACCGCCTCGCCGCGCTGCGTCCACGGCAGGTCGATCATGCGGCCGCCGCGCATCACCGGCTGGTAGTCGCCGGTGCCGAGCTGGTACTCGCCGCCGTTGTTCACGAGCGAGAGGGCACGCTGGACCGCCTCGGCTGGCGAGCACGGGCGCGGGTTGCCCACATCGTCGATCACGGCTTGGGGAACCGCGCTGCGAGCGCGGCATCGGCGGCGGCATTGTTGGCGGCGAGCGCGTTGCTGACTGCGTCGATGCCGGCAAGCGCGTCGGCGGCGCTGATCTTGCCATCCTTCGCATCCCGGAGCGTCGATACGATCTTCCCGATCGCGTCGAGGCCGGCCGAGACGAGCGCGAGATCCTCTTCGAGCGTCATGGCATCACCTTCAGGGCTTGGAGCTCGTCCTGGAGCAGGAGCGCGGCCTGCGCGACCCCGAGCAGGCTGTGGTCATCTTCGAGCGTCGCCGCGGTCGCGATGGCTCGGTACGCGCCGGCGAGGAGCTGGGCCACCTTGGTCTGCTCGAGTCGGTACTGCGCGAGCTCGGCCTTGCCCGTGGCGTAGTCGGGCGCCTTGGCGACGAGCACGCCCTGGTGCAGCGCGTCCCATTTCTCGAAGGTCAGCGCCGCGGCGTTGGTCGTGGTGAGCGCGGTGGCGATCGCCCGGTCGCGCGCGGATGCGCCGCAGGCTGCGAGCGCCAGGGTCAGGACCCAGATCGCGATCTTCACGGCGCGACCTGTGGGGCGGTGGCGGGTGGCGTTGAGACGAGCGACGGGTAGCTCGCGGTCGTGACCTGCGCTGCGCTCTTGCCGAAGTCGGCAAGGCCCTGGCCGAAGATGTAGAGCCAGAGCGGGCCCACGATCGGCAGCAGGTCGGTCGCATCGAGCTTGAGCCCGAGCTTGCCGAGCGCCCACAACATGGCGGACAGCACCGCGGCCTGGAATTTCTTGGAGCTCGCAAGCTCCCGCATCGCAGCCCAGATTTTAGAAGTCATCGGCCTCGTCCTTTCGTTTCTTGTCAGCCGCCGCGGCGAGCGCGAGCTCGTACGGGGTGAAGCACCTCGGGCACAGGTAGCCCACGTAGCGCTCGTGCATCAGCGCAGCGCCACGCACGATCGGTTCGCCGCATGCGGTGGTGAGCCCGCCGATGGCCTTGCGGTGCCACGCACCAGAATCGCTGTGCACGTACAAGGTCAGGTCCTGCGTGATCGATCGGCGTCGTGGGAGGGGTTCGTCCTCGACGTCAACGACCAGTACGTCGGGCTCGCAGAAGGTCAGCATCGTCAGTCCTCGTCGTCATGGTGAGAGCCCGTGCGCGGCGGCCGATAGGCGCCGATCACCGGCGTGCCGAGCGGGTTCGTGCGGGCGCGCGGGTTCTTCTTCGGCTTCATCTGGCGGATCTCGTCGGGGACCGCGGTCACGCCGCTGTGGGACTCGAATCGCTCCTCGACGCGTCCGAACGACCGGATGAGCTCGTCCATCTTGGTCACCAGCACGGCGTTGCTCGCGGTGTTGGCCACGAGCGCAGCGGTCCCCCTGTCGTTGGACGTGGTGACGCGTCCGACGGCCCATCGCAGCGCACCGGCCAGCGCGACCGCAACGGCGCTGATCGCGCTGATGAGGATGGTGAACTGCGCGTCGGACACAGCTACGGCGCTCCACACTCGTGCGGCGCGTCGACCGCAGCATCGGGCGCACTGTCCGGCGCGACCGGCGCCAGCGGATTCTCGAACCACACGAGCCCAAGCTGGTTGATCTGCTCCGTGTCGACGACGTCCAGGTCGCCATCACCATCGACGTCGTACAACAGCATGTTGTCGTACTTCGTCCCGGTCCCGCCGCCGACGTTGCCCCAGGTGTACGTGCCGTCGCCGTTGTTCCGGAGCCAGTAGACGCCGACGACCGTATCGGAGCAGCACGTGTTGCTCTCCCACGTCGACACCGCGATGTCTGGCAGCCCGTCCTGGTCGATGTCGCCGACGTCCGCACCCTGGTAGTGGCGGCCCGTGTTCGTATCGACGTAGAGCGTCGCGCTGGTCGTGCCGTGCGTCGCGATCGTCGAGGACTGCCCCGCGTGGGAACGACCCTCGAGCATCTCGCCGGCCGCGAGTACCCGCCCGAACATCTCGTCACCGGTGTACGGCGAACCGAAGATGGTGTGGTTCGTCCATCCCGCGGGCGCGGTCATGACGTGCTCGATCCACCGCGAGCCCGTCAGGTCGGTGCGCGGCACGGTGTCGCCGGGCAGCTTGTAGCCGGCGCGATCCGTGACGACCAGGTCGAGGTCACCGTCGCCGTCGTAGTCGTATGGGATGACCGACATCGTCCAGCCCGCGTATGTGAGCTGTTCGAAGGTCCACGCGGTGCCGACACGGGTGCCGGGGTTGTGCAGGAGCGCGATCACCGCGGGCGTGGCTGCGCTGCCACCGTACGAACCGGCGAAGATGTCGAGCGTGCCGTTGCCCGTCGAATCGCCGCACGCCGCCTGGATCCACGTCGCATGGCCCTGGGATGCGGTGATCGAGACGGGCGTGCTCGTACCGCCGTAGACCACGTACATCCGCGCGCGAGCGACGATGACCAGGTCGTCGAGGCCGTCCTTGTCGAGGTCGCACAGCTTGGCGTCTTCGGGTCCGCTCTGACTGATCGGGAACGTCGTGGTGACGCCCGTCGCGAGCACGGTCAGCGATGTCGCGTTGCCCTGCTCCCACGGGACGGCAGCGACGCCGTGTTGGATGTCGACGCCATCGGCACCGACGTGCTGCCCGGAGCTCGCGCCGGCAACGATCGTGTGCATGGTCCACGGCGTGGCCATGTCGATCTGCTGATGCACGGTGACCGTGGATGGCCGGCTGCATGATGCGATCAGCAGTGCGATCGCGGTGGCGAGCGTGAGCGGGTCGCGCGCGAGAACGCAGCAGGACTCGGCATCGGAGAGGCGCTTCTGCATGATCAGCTCCACGACATGGTGAGAGGGGTGAGCGTCTGGAACAGCGCCTTGAACTGGGCGCTCGTCAGCTCGGCGTTCGCGCCGGTCAGCAGACCGCCCCAGAGGTAGCCGATGGCCGCCGACGTGCCGCCGGACGAACCGACGCCGACCGCGAGCCCGGCATACGTGCCGACCGTGCCGACGATCTTGTCCTGGTCCGTGAACACGAACGCGCCCGGCGTGGTCACGTTGACCTGGAGCGCGACGATGTGGACGGTGTTCGTGCAGATGTTGCTCGCGCCATTGACGGTGGTCCCGCCCGCGCCCTGCGTCGTGCACTGCGCCACGCCAGTCGTGACCGCAACGCCGAAGACGGCGCCGGTGGTCGAGTCGAAGCGATGGATCCGGCGACTCGCCGCGGGGATCGCGCCCGGCGTGAGGATGTACAGGAGCAGCAGGCCCGAGGTCGTAGCGATGTCGGGGACCGTCGTGGTGTTCTGCGCGTTGTGGTTCGCTGCCGCGTCGGGCAACGTCATTGCCTTGTTGGCCCAGCCGGCAACGGCCTGCTGGTACAGCCACGACGCGCCGGCGACGGTCAGCGTGTTGCCCGCCGCCAGCTGGTCGGAGACGTTGCCGCTCGCCGGCGCGCCGAAGTTCCAGCTCGACAGCGCGCTCTTACCGGAGAGGCCAGCGACGTTGAACGTCGTCGTCCACTCGCCGGCGGTCGCTGGCATGTACCAGCCCGACGTCGCATCGCGGGTGACGCCCGCCATCGGGCTGGCCGCCCCACCGCCGAGCTCGTCGACGCCGATACCGATCGCCTTCCCGAAGGTGCGACCGATTCGCTTGCCGATCCGGTGGCCGATCACAGCTACACGCCGACCTTCCCGTGGATGGCGCTGCGAACGACCCCGCCGACGGTAAGGACGAGCTTGAAGCGGCCGCGGCGCGCCCCGACGTTGCCCATCGAGTACATCGCACCGCCGGCGTTCGTGCCGCCGGCGGTGACGGTGGCCGCAGCGACGGTGTTGCCGGTGCCAACCACGTCGACCTGGGCGGTGGATGGGTTGCTCTGGATCCAGTTCCCGGCCGTCGCGTCGTTGTCGGCGACGTCGACGCGGGCGCCGATCGGCAGCCCACCACGCTTGGCGGGGAAGTTCGTGAACTCGACGGTGATCGCACCGGCGACCGCGGCGGCCCATGCGAGCTGACCTTCGATCAGCGCGGTATCGGCTGGCGTCGGCGAGAGTTGCGATCCGAACGGGAAGTACCAGGTGCCCGCAGTCAGCGTGCATCCGACGCCCTCGACGTTCGGCGCCAGGGTGCCGTCGCTCTTGATGGCATCCAGGTCGCCGGATCCTGCTCTGTTGTAATTGTCCACAGTAGTTCTCCTCTCAGCTGCGACCCGCGGCCTGCTGCTGCACTGGCGTCGGCTGCTCCACGGACTTGCGGAGCGAGCCGAAGCTCGGGTTCGGGGTGACGGTCGGCTGGCTCGTGCCGCCGTTCGTGTTCGGCTCGGCGGCGAAGTTGCCCTGGAGCACGCGGAGGATCCGCGGCTCGAGCGCGGGGTCGACCGCGATGCCGGTGAACATCGAGAGCGCGAGGCGGTTGCGGTACGGCAGCGCCTGCTTCAGGTCGGGGAGCTGCTCCAGGACCATCTGCTTGAGCTGCGCGGCGCGCTCCGGGTAGACCGCGTGGTAGGCGGCGACGTCCTCGGGCGTGATGGTCCCGTGCGCGAGCCGGTGCTCGACGCCCTCGGGGTGCTCGGCCGCGGCGACCTTGCGGGCGAACGAGCGCATGTCGAGCTCGCTGGGCTTCCAGCGGTCGGGGCCGCCGATCGGGATCCCGCCGATGTCCGGGCGGCGCGGCAGCTGGCTGGCCAGCCACTCGATCCGCGCGACGGCCGTGGTCTCCATCTTGTCGGCGAGCACCGGCGAGACCATGCCGATCGGCGCGAGCTGCTTGGCGATCGCCTGGCGCGCCTCGGGCCGGATCCGCGGGGTCCCGGTCTCGTCGTAGGCGGTTTGCGCGCGGAGCTCGGCGGAGCGGGCGTGGTAGAGCCCGGCGAGGTCCGTCGGCTGCGGGGCCTTGGGGTCACGCGGGCCGAACGCGGCGTTCGCGAGGACCCGGGTCGCCAGCACGGGGACCAGCGGGGACTTCGCGGCGGTCCCCAGGAAGGCCTTGGCGTTCTCGGCGGTGCGCGCCGCGGTCGCCGCGACGTCCTTGCCGAGCTTGCCGAACACCAGGTCCCCCACGAGCTTCGAGGCCTTCGCGCCGATCACCGGCGCGAAGTGTCCGAGCGGGGACGCCAGCGCCGTGGCCGCGCCGAACACGTGGCCCTCGAGCATCTGCTGCGGGAGGGACTTGGGCGCCAGCGGCATTTGGAGTGCCGCCTTGGCGTCCTTGATCGCCTGCAGGCGCGGCGAGGTCAGCTCCGCCTTCGGGACCAGCGATTCGGTGATCGACTCCTGGAGCGCGCGGTTCCGCTCGAGCAGCTCGGGCAACTTGCCGAGCGCCTCCTCGCTCTGGCCGGAGACCTGTCCGCCCTTGAGCGCCTCGAGGAAGCCCTGCGCGTCGTCGCGCGCCACGGTGACCGCGCCCTTGCCGACCTTCACGCCGGCGTAGCTGCCGTAGCGCTTGGCCGTCTTGCCCGAGAGCTCGAGCTCCTTGACGAAGGGGCCAGACTCCGCGAGGTCCTGCTCCAGCCCGGCGGCGAGCTTGCTGTTCGTCTCGGATAGCTTCGCGGTGATGGCGGTGCGGTCCTCGAGCGCGGCCGCAAGCGCGTCCTCCTGCTGGCGGAGCGGCTTGAGCAGCGAGCGGGGGTTCTCGGCGAGCCCGCGAGGGTCATCGAGCGCGGCGCGCAGCGTCTTGTTGCTCTTGGTGAGCGCCGCCGAGCCCTCGCCCTCGTCGATCACGAGCCACGGATTGGCCTCGCGGACCGCCTGGCGGTAGGCCGTGGCATCCCCGACCGCCTTCGCGCGGGCGGCGCCCTGCTGCGTGGCGAGCTCGCCGACCTCGGTCTCGTGCGCGGCATCGAGTCCCTTGATGTCGAGCCCGGCCAGGTCCGGCGCGGCGCGCGCGGCATCGCCGGCGACCGCGCTGCTGTCGAGCGCCTTGCCGGCGCGCCCGAGGCCGCGCTCGACGCTGCCGACCCCGCCGGTGGTCTCGCCGCCCAGCAGGAACTTCGAGGACAGGCCCGATGCCGCGCGCTCGGCGGTCAGCGCGTCCTCGCCGATCGCGGCCGCCTTGCCGAGACGTGCAGCGCCGGCGAGCTGACCCGCGAATGGGATGATGGCGCCGCCGACCGTGCCGATCGTGCTGCTCGTGGGGTTCACGGCGCGCAGCGTGTCCGCCGCCTCATCGATCCCGAGCGCGCTGAGCCCCGCATCCGAGGCGCCGAACGTGGCCGTTCCAAGCGCGCTGATGCCGGCGGTCGCGAGCTTGCCAGCCGCGCCGCCGTACTCCTTTTCGCGGATGTTGGACCTCACCGCCGAGAGCTGCTGATCCGGCGTCTCGACAGTGAAGCGGCGACCGAGATACGTCGGAACATCCGCCTGCGGGACGTCGACACGCTCGCCCTCGGGGCTCGTCAATGTGACCGTGTCGCCCATTACTGGTCCCCTGGCGGGCCGATCTGCGGGCCCTTCGGTCGATAGCCGTGGCTCGAAAGGATCTTTGCTGCCTCGCTGCGGACCGCCGGCGTTTCCGAGTTCATGAGGGCCTTGTTGAGCTGGTCGAATGCATGAGCGCGGCCGGCTGGCTCTGTGTTGCCGAGCTGGCGCGCGAGGTCGTTCAGGAGCAGCTGCTGGTCATCGGTCAGCCCGCCGCGGCTCGCGGTCTGAGCCAGCTGCGAGACGTCCAGGCCAGCGCCGACTCCGCCGGTCGGCGATGAGAGCAGCGTGTTGAGTTCGCGCTCATCGAGCGTCTCGACGTGTCCCGGTGGCCGCGACGTGTCCGTGATGACGGGCGCGCCGCGATAGCGAGCCTTCTGCCGCAGCGCGATGGTGACGTCGTCCTTCGCCGAGTCGATCATGTCGTCGATGCGGCGAAGCCCGGTGCGCTTGTTCAGCAGCCGGTCCTTGTAGTTCTCGAAGTTCGGACCGAACAGCTCCTCAACGGCCTGCATCTCTCGGCTCGACGGGTTCGCGCCCATCGATTTGATGAAGTTCATCTTCGCCTTTTCGAACTTCGTCGTAATGCTCGCCCACGTTTGGCGATCGATCGACGATGGGTCATTCGCGAGCATGCGGCGCGCCTCGCCGAGCACGTTGACGAAGTCCTGCGTCTGCGTGATGTTGTCGTTGATCTTCGCGGTCTCCTCCGCTGGGAGGCGAATCACCGCACCCTTGTCGTCGGTGAGTGGATGACCGTCGGGGCCCTGCACGGTGGTTGAGGCCTCGGACGACTGCGCCTCGCGACCCTTGCCGACCGCTTCCATGAGCTTCACGTGATCCGCGAGGGTCATCGGCTTGGGCGGAAGAGGGATGTCGATGCCCTGCGACTTGTAGAGCGCCTGGAGTTCGCGCGGCTGGAGGACGTCCTTGCCGCCGCCGGCCTGCTTGAGCGCGAGCTCGCGCTTCTTCAGATCGAGCTCGCCTTGCTTCACGCCGAGCTCGCCGACCTTGATGTTGTACTCGCCCTGCTTGATCTGATTGTCTAGGTCGGCCTTCTGATAGGCGTCCTGGACTTGCTGGATCCGTCCAGCGACGCCGTTCATGACTTGGGCGATGCCGAGCGAGCGCGTGGTGCGCGGGTCGAACTGCTGCTGCTGGGTCTGGAGGCTGGCGAGCGCGCGCTTGTAGCCCGCGAGCCGCATGACCTCGGCCTGGTGATAGAGGTCGGCATCAGCGGCGGACTGGTCATTGATGAGGCCCTGCTTGCGCGTCAGCTCGGTGCCGCGGTTGCGGAGGTCGGCCTGCTGGGCATCGACATCGGCGCTGACCTGCTTGTCGATCCAGTCCATCGCCTGGTTGTGGCCGTTGCCGCCGGTGGTGCCGGCGACGAGTCCGCCCGAGAGCGCGGCCAGCCACGTGCCCGCGCGGCCGATCGTGTCGAGGTTGTTGAACCAGCGGCCTCGGTCGAGCCTTGTATTCGCGATCGCATCGCTGTCGGCGTTGAGCTTCTCGCGCGCGGCCTGCGACCGCGCCATGGCCTGCTGGTAGTTGAAGTAGCTCGCGGTCTGCTGCTTCGCGTCTTCGAGGTCGATCTTCGCCTGTTGCTGCGCGACGAAGTCCTGACGCCGGTTGTCGAGGTCGTACTGCGCGGCGGCCGCCTTGTACGGGTCGCGCATGTAGTCGGCCGCGAGCTCGCGCGATGTCTCGTATTCCTCGGGGAGCGCTGGCTGCGCCTGGTCGAGCGCGACATCGTGCGGCGTTCCGGGCGCGATCCCTCCGGCGATCGCGTCGGGCGCCGGCGCCGGTGGCGGCGGTTGTGCGACGGGCTCCGCGCCGTAGGGCAGCGGCGGCGCGGCATCGACCGGAGGCGGCGGGATCGAGAGCGGCTGATCTTCCGGGCCCGGCGGCCCGGCGAACGGCAGCGGCGGCGCGGCATCGACCGGCGGTGGCGCCGGCGGCGCGCCGGCGAGCTCGTCCGTAACGGGCGGCGGGACCGGGCCCATGCCGGGCGGCCCATCGGGCCACGCCTGCTGCCACCAGGGCATGGCCCCAGCGCCGGCGATGTCGTCGGTCAGCGCCATGCTACTTCGCCTTGCCCTCGAGCTTGCCGAGGCGCTCGGCGAGACGTGCCACCATGGCGGTGTTGCTGGCCGCGAGATGACCCGCGTGGATCGCCTTGCCCTCGGGCGTCTCGATCACCGCGTGGCCGAGCCCGGCCTTCTCCAGACCCTGCGCCATCACGCCGAGCCGCTCGCCCTTGCCGTGTCGCTCGGACTTGTAGCGGAAGCGGTAGGCCTTCAGGCCCTCCATCGCGCGATCCGCGTCCTTGCCGCCGTCCTTGATGCCCGTCTTGAGTCGCTCGTCGGACATCGCGGCCATCTGCCCGAGTGACTGGACCGCGGGCCCGTACTGCTGCACGAGCGACGGCGCTTGCTGGCCGAAGGCACCGGCGCCGTAACCGTTGATCGCGTTGCCGCGCGAGCCGAGCGCCGCGTTGACGTCCTGCCCGCGCATCGTGCCGAGCAGCTGCGCGAGGTTCTGCTGGGCCTGGTTACGCTCCTGAAGACCGGCGACCGCCTGCTGGCCGGTCATCCCGTATGCCGATCGGCCCATGTTCATCGCGGCGTTGCGCGCCGCCATCGCGGCGTTCTGCGGGTTCGCACCCGCGGCCATCGAGCGTTGCGTCGCGAGGTTCTGATCGAGTCCTTGACGGAGCTGCAGCGCCGACACCGAGTTCTCGCCATTCGCGAGCTTGCGGAGCGCGTCGAGCGATTGCTGACCCTGCGCGGTCATGTTGTTGTAGTTGCCCTGCGCGGTGTCCGCGAAGCCGCCGGCCGCGCCCGCTTGCTGCTGGAGCTGCCGCTTGCGCTGCGCCTCGAGCTCGGCGTCGGGGCTGTTCATCGCGCCGCTGATCGCGTTCGTGACCGCGCCGCCGGATAGGCCATTCGCCACCGCGCCGAGAGGGCCGCCGAGCGCAAGGCCTGAGAGGTAATCGCCGTATCCCATGGTGCGCTCCTACGTCCTTTGCGCGGCGGGGAGCCGCTGGTTCAGCTTGTTGGGGTGGCTCCCGACCAGCAGCGCGAGGCCGGTGAGCTTGAGCGCCTCGCTGAGCGGCGGCCCGTACGCGCCGCTCGAAAACTGGCCGCTCGTCGTGGTCCCGTTCATCGCGGTGGCGTTGAGCACCTTCGACGGCGACACGTCCGCGCTCACGATGAAGCACAGCAGAGACCCGGCGCTGATCGCCGCCTCGATCTGGCCGACCGTCGGCGCAGATCCGGTGCGGCTCTGCACGCGGATCCCGACGTTGTTGAGGGCCTCCACCCAGCGCTGCGCGCCCTGGTCCCACCGCAGGTGATCGCGGACGTCGATCACGAACGAGCCGGCGGCGATCGCATCGAACGAGCACGTGAACGTCACGACGTTGCCGCGCTCACCGAGGTAGGGCGCGAGCGGCGCGAGTCCGGCGTTCCAGTTGCCACCGGAGAGGCATTGCACCGGGTTCGGCAGGACGGCAGTGAGCAGCGCAGCGCGGAACGCCTCCGACACTGCGGTCAGGCGGACCTTGATGGCCTGGCACTGCTGCCGCGACGGCCCGTGCTTGACCTGAAGCGGACCGCCGACGGTCGTGGAGCCGAGGTTCGCGTCCCACGGGAAGTCGTCGGTGTAGACCCAGCCGCCGGCGCCGTCGCTCTGGTAGTCATAGGCGACGCGGATGCGCAGCAGGAACGCGCTGCGGAACTCGCCCAAGATCATGATCTGCGCGACGCGGCCGTAGCCCTGGAGGTCGTTGAGCTTCACCCACGTGCTCTCGACGTCCTGCCCGTAGGTAACCCCTGCAAACACCGCCTGCTCGAGCATCGCGGTCGAGCTCGTGAGGTAGGCGTAGGTCCCGTTCCAGATGATCGCGTCGAGGCCGCCGGCGATGGTCCATTCACACCACTGGTTCACCGATGGGCGGTAGTCCCAGACGATGAGCCGCTGGTCGGTCAGGATGCGGATCTGGAACTGCGACTCGACGACGTGGATCGCCTGCACGGTGTCGGCGTCGAACGCGGACGGGCCATCGCTGATGTCGTCGATCGCCCAGCCGCGGTTGAGCAACTGCCAGCCCTTCGAGCTCTTGAACACCAGCCCCATCGGGCCGAGCGCCACGGCCTCCTGCGACACGGCGCCGATGTCGAGCGACAGGATCCGGCCGGGACCGTAGTTCTGTCCCTCGCCGAAGTTGTCGAGGCCGTCGCCGGCGAACGCGTAGATCGCGTACTGACGGAACACGATCAGCGTCTCGTTGAGGAACGCGATCGCGGTGATGTCGCCGCCGGCGCGGGGCACATCGATCACGAGCGCGTCGTGGAACGCGGCGACCTCGAACGCGTTGCGCTGCTTCGAGTACCAGATCCGGTCGGGGTCGCCTGCGACGCCCGCGAGGAACAATCGGGTGTCCGATGCGAGCACGATCGTGGCGCCGGGCGGCGCCAGTGACTCGAGGAGCGTCCCGTTCTCGGGGTTGCTCTGGAGGATCGTGATCGCCGTGTCCGCGAGCGCGTCGTGGACCGTCGGCAGCGGGAACACCGTGGGGTCGTTCGCGATGTACTTGTTGCTGCCCGACAGGACTGACGAATCACCGCTCGTGATCAGGTAGAACGGGGACTCGGCGATGGGCGCGACGATCGTGCGCCAGATCTCGCAGGCCGGCGGCTGCGCGATCTTTCGCGTGGTGTAGAGCGGGTTGACCGTGATGTCGAAGCCCGACGGACCGGCGCCCATCGTGGCCGCGACCACCGTGGCCGTGGTCGAGCGATCGACGTCGCCCTTCGC